CACAACCTCGGCACCGGGAACACCGCCGCGCGCGTGTACCCGTCGGCCGCCGTCACGTTCTACGAGGCCGCCGGCGCGCCGGTCCAGGTTTCGGTCCAGGACGTGTCGACCCTCGAGGTCGAGGTCGCCGTCTACGGGTACGTCGCCGCCGCGGCCAAGCACCCCACGGCCGTCCGCACCCTCACCGTCACCCCGTGACCGACCGCCGGGGTCGCCGCTTCCCTCTCCTGAGCGGCGGCCCCGGCTAGGGGAGGCCCTCCCATGGCGAACTACGTCGACCTCGCAGAGCTCAAGACTGTGCTCGGCGTCGGGGACCTGTACCCCGACGCGCAGCTCACCAGCGTGTCGACCGCCGCCACCAACCTCGTCCTGTCCATGCTGTCCCGGTACCAGTACCCCATCGACCAGTTGGGACCCGAGGAAGCAGGCCAGGTCGTCCCCTGCCGCACCGTCGGCTTCCACCGGCTGTACGTCGGCCAGTCCGTCAACATCGCAGGCCTTCCGGCCCACTTCAACGGCACTGCCACGATCACGGCTATCGGCTACACGGCGGAGCAGCCTCCGCGTCCGCTGTGGCCTTGGCCGACCTACTGGCCGTACTCCTACCTGCCGACGCAGGAGCAGCTGTACAACACGTTCAAGTTCCAAAAGTCACACGGCGAGTCGCCAGTGTCTGTGGAGCGCGCCGTCATCCCCTACGGCTTTGTCACCGACCAGGCATCTGAGGACGTCTACGAGAACGACCCGCTTGTCCTCGAGGCGTGCATGATGCTCGCCGTCGAGATCTGGCAGGCCCGCGTCGCCCCGGGTGGGACCATCCAGGGCGTCGACTTCCAGCCGGGACCGTTCCGGCTGGGCCGTAGCCTTATCGGGCGCGTGCAGGGCCTCCTCGCCCCGCACATGGACGTGGGGACGATGGTCGGATGAACCTCAAGACGCTCCGACAGTCGCTCGCGAGCGCCCTCGAGGACGCCGGCATCGACTACTCGACCTCGGCGTTCCCACCGCCCGTCGTCGTGCCCCCGACCGTCGTCATCGTCCCGGGCAACCCGTGGATCGCGCCGGTCACCCTCGGCAGGCCCGGCACCCCGCAGGTCGAGGTGTCGTTCCGGCTGACCTGCATCGTCGCCAACCTCGACAACCAGGGCTCGCTCGACCAGCTCGAGACGCTCGTGTTCGCCGTCCTGACCAACCTGCCCCGCGGCTGGGAGGTCGGCGACGTGTCCCCACCCTCCGTCGAGACCATCGGCCCATCCGACCTTCTCGTCTCGGACGTGCAGGTCACTACCCTTACCACCCCAAGCTAAGGAGCAGTCCCATGGCAACCGTCCTCACCGGGCAGGACCTGTCCCTCACCATCGGCGGGGACGTGTTCGACGCCCAGACCATCTCCACGACGTTCACGTACGTCAACAACCGCGAGGTCCTTGAGACCCTCGACGGCCCCGTGTACAAGACGCTGACGTTCGAGTACACGCTCGACGTGAACATGTACTCCGACTGGGGCACGACGGGCGCGCTGTGCGAGGCGCTGTCGTCGGCCGCCCTGTCCGCACCCGACACCCCGCTGGCGTTCACGCTCGTCGCGACCGGCCCGAACGCCACGACGACCGTGTCCGGCTCCGTGTTCCCCGAGATCCCGCCGATGTCCGGCGAAGGTCCGAACGCGTCGTCCATCAGCTTCACGCTGACCGGCAGCCGCAACGTCACCCCGACGATCGTCGCAGCCTGATAGGAGAGCAGCATGGCAACCGGAACCAGGGTCGAGGTAGAACACCAAGACCGGGGCCACCTGAACCTCGAGCTTGAGCTCGCGGACTGGATTGGCTGGGAGAGCTGGGCCGGACGCTCCTTCGTCACCTTCGGGGATGAGCAGAACCCCCCAGGTGCGAAGGACGTCGCGTACCTCGGCTACGAGGCCGCGAAGCGGACCGGCGTACACCAGGGCGACTTCCCCTCGTGGGTCAAGGCGCTCGCCGGCTGGCCGCAGTTCAAGCAGGGAGACATCCCGGGCCCTACCCCGCCGGAACCCTCGGACGACGCCGCGTGAGCGTCGCCCTGGCGACCGGCACCGCACCGAAAGACTGGACCGAACTAGCAGAACTCCTCACCGCCGAGGAGCTGCTCGGGCAGTAGGAGGCGACCGTGGCGCGCATCGGCTCGGTGACGACTAGGTCAAGCCGCGGTGCGACCACGGGTTCATCCAATGCAGGCAAGATTACGGTCCGCCTGGACGACTCTGACGTCAAGGCCATCCTGCGCGCCTTCACAAAGATGGACAAGCAGGCGTCTACCGACCTTAAGGACCTGTCCAAGGAGATCGCGGGCGACCTCGTGCAGGACTTCCGCAACTCCGCGCGAAGCACACGCTGGTACCCCAAGCAGGCCTCGTTCGTCGCCCAGTCTGCCCGTGTCGCCCGTGACCGAACTCCGTCCATCACAATCGGAGGGTCGAAGCGGTATTCGACGTCCGATGGCCGGCGCATAGCAGCAGGGTCACTGCTGTTCCTGTCCGAGTTCGGCTCGCTGCCATCGAAGCAGCGCGAGCGGTTTAGGAACAGGAAGCAGGAGAAGGCCGGCAAGCTCGGAGGCTTCCAAGGCCCGCCACGTTCGCCTGCAGAGGGCCGGGGTAACCGGGGCTACTGGATCTTCCCCCGTCTTCGTAGACTGCAGTCCGACATCCTCCGCCGCTGGATCAACGGCGCTCAGAAGGTCGCCGACGTCTGGAAGAACCCCTAATGGCAGCCTCACAGAGCCTCCGCACCCTCAAGCTCAGCCTCCTCGCTGACGTCTCCGGCTTTGGCGCCAACCTCGACAAGGCCGGCACCTCGTTCCGCGACTTCTCCCGCGGTGTCGAGCGTGCTTCCGGATTCGCCACGGTCGCCATCGGCGCCATCGGCGGTCTTGCCGCGTCCGCAATCAACGCCGCATCCGACCTGTCGGAAACCTCGTCCGCCGTCGAGCAGGTGTTCGGCGCACGATCGGCCCGGCAGCTGCAGTCGTTTGCCCGTCAAGCCGACACGTCCCTTGGCCAGTCCCGGCAGCAAGCCCTAGAGGCCGCGCAGACGTTCGGCATTTTTGGAAAATCCGCTGGCCTCGCCGACGACGACCTTGTCGATTTTACGACGACGCTGGTCACCCTGGCCGGCGACCTAGCCTCGTTTAATAACACGACCGTCGACCAGGCCATTAACGCCCTCGGCGCAGCGCTGCGCGGCGAGTCTGAGCCGATCCGCAACTACGGCGTGCTCCTCGACGCTGCCACCCTCAAGAACGAGGCGCTCGCTCTAGGACTGATCGAGACGACAACCGAGGCGCTCGACCCGGCCACCCGGGTCCTTGCCGCTTACTCAGAAATCCTCGGACAAACCAGCCTGCAGCAGGGCGATTTTGAGCGAACCGCCGAAGGCTTTGCAAACACTCAGAAGACGTTCGGCGCGCAGATGCAAAACTTTAAGGCCGACGTCGGCGAGGAACTTCTACCCATCCTGCAGGGTTTGCTTCCCGAGCTACGCGGGATTATTCAGACCTTTGCCGAGTCCGACCCTGAGGAGATCATCGCGGTTGGCAAGGCAATCGGCATCCTGTCGGTAGCCATCGTCGGCCTGAACAACGCTCTCAAGGTGTTCAAAGCGCTGCAGGGCGTCTACTTGGCCCTGACGACGCCGCTCGGCGCCGTCGCCGGCGTCATCGGTGGTGCCGGGGCCGCGACCGTCTACGCCGGGCAGAACCTCGCCCCAGGACAGGCCACCGGCGGTGTCGGCGTGACCGCAGGACTCGAGCGCCAGCGGCTTGCTGCTGCAACGGCTGCTACTGCTGCCGGCGGTCGACCCACCGGCAACGTGACCGGCCGGATGGGAAGCAGCGCCACCGTCGTCGTCAACGGCATCGTCGGTTCTCCCTATCAGGTGTTCCGCGAACTTGAGCGCGCCCAGCAGCTCGGCACCCGGTCAGGCATCGGCAGCGCACGCGGACCTCTCGGCTGATGGGCTGGCCTCGCGCAGTCACCGTCACCATCAACGGCACCGACCACACGGCCGAGACCATCGACTCCGTGTTCGTCCAGCGCGGCCGACGCGCCTACTGGGAAGGCATACAAGCCGGCTCCGCCCGCCTTGTCCTTATCGACCCGTCCGTCCGCCCGACCATCGGCGACACGACCACCGTCGACGTCGGCCTTGACGCCGGCGGAACCGTCCGCATCTTCACGGGCAAAGTACAAGCGACCACGGCCCAGTACGACCCAAACCTCGGCACGATCATCTCCGTCGACGCGTTCGGACCGCTCTCCAAGGCCGGCCGCCGCGACCAAGACGACACGCTCGCCCAGCAGCTCGATGGCGCCCGCATCCAAGCGCTGCTGCAGTCGGCCCTCGCCGAACAGTGGGCCGAGCAGCCGCTCACACAGACCTGGGGCGACGTCGACGCCAGCCTCACATGGGCTGACTATGGCATCGACGCGACCATCATCGACCCCGGTCTCTACGCCATCGAGCCGCTCACAACCGTGCCTCAGCCGACCCTTGCCGCACTTGCCGACACAGCCTTCTCCGCCGGCGGCGTGATCTACGAAACAGGCGACGGCAACGTCGGTTACGCAGACTCGACCCGTCGGCAGGGCGAGTCCCTCGGATCACCGCTCACCATCGACGCCGCCGACATCGCCGCCCAGTCCGGCACGGCCACCTCACGGTTCGACGACATCGTCAACCAAGTCAACCTGACCTGGTCCGGCGGCACCGTCCAATACAACGCCACCAACTCCATCGCCGAGTACGGCTTCATCACCCGCGACTATTCGACCCTGCTAGACGACTCGGACGATGCCGCAGACTTCGCCGAACGTCTCGCCGTACTCCAGGCGTTTCCCACCGAGCAGCTCGAGGGGCCTCTGCTGGTCCGCCTTAACAACGTCACCGAGAGCCTCTCAGACAGCCTGCTGCAAATCGGCATCAACGACTACCTGCAGGTCACGAACATCCCGACATCCGTCCTGCCAGCAGGCACGTTCTTCGGCTTCGTAGAAGGCGTCACCTTCGAGCTGACGCACTTCTTCGCCAACGTCGAGCTGTACGCCTCGGACGCTGTCCTGTCAATCTACGACACCCGCTGGGCAGACATTCCCGATACGGCCACTTGGGGCGACGTCGTTGCTACGCTCCAGTGGCAGAACGCATAGGAGCACCCGATGCCCGACACCGGCGCACCCTGGAACATCCCTTACGTCGAGGCTGCCGACCTTGTCTCGGACTGGCCTGCCGACTCCCTCTTGCTCGCCAACGCCATCGACGCCGGCCTCGACGCGGCTGGCAACGCCGGTATTGGGTCGAACGTCGTTCAAGCACATAAGTCTGGCGTGTTTTCAACCTCGTCAACGACGTTTGTCGACGTAACAGGCCTGTCGCTTAGTTTCACGCCGACGACGGCGACGAGCAAAGTGCTCCTGTTGGCCGTCATCAGCGTCTCAAAAGACGGAACCACTGCTGGGTCGAGCGTTGCTCAAGTGAGGTTGGTGCGGGACGCTTCGGCTATCAACGTGGGCAATGCAGCCAGTTCTCGGACGCAAGCATTCGGCGTGAACGTCCTCCAGGCGACTACCGGCTATAACATTGACAACATCGGTACGGTGTTCGTAGACAGTCCGGCGACAACGTCTGCCGTCACTTACGCGCTACAGATACGCAGCGAATCCGGGGCGGTCGGCGTCAACCGAAACGACAACGACAGCGGCAGTACGGACAGAACAAGGACCGCGTCGTCCCTTATCGCCATCGAGGTGGCAGCATGACCGACTACGCCCTCGTCCTCACCCGCGAGTACCCCGGTCGTGAGTGGTCGCTGAACGGCAACGACTACGCCTCGCTAATCATGCACGACGACGGCCCGAAGCCGACGAAGAAGACCCTCGACGACAAGTGGGTCCAGGTTCAGCACGACGTCAAGTGGGACGCCGTCCGTGCTGAGCGTGACCGCCGACTCGTTGCCTGCGACTGGACACAGGTCGCCGACGCCCCGGTTGACCAGGTCGCATGGGCCGCCTACCGCCAGCAGCTGCGCGACATTCCACAGGACTATAACGACGCCGACCTCGTCGTCTGGCCGGAGAAGCCATGATGGACTGGATGGACACCGCCCACCGCACCTTCTGGACGTTCATCGAGGCGTTTATCGGCGTGCTTGCCGGCACCTACGCGTTTGCTGTCGAGGGCGCCGCAGTCCTGTCCGCAGTCGCGGCAGGCGTGGCCGCCTCGATCGTGCCGCTCAAGGAGGCCGCACTCGCCCACCGGCGACGCCAGGCCGAGTAATGGAGTTCGTCCACCGCATCGACTGGGGCGCGCAGCTCGCCGCCGGCAGGGCCAAGGACATCGCAGCACCCGTCCGATACCTGTTCCTGCACCACTCGGCAGGCAGGGACGGTGGGCCCGAAGTCGTGCGCGGCATCCAGGCGTTCCACAAAGAGACTCGGGGCTGGCGCGACATCGCCTACCAGGCGCTGTACAGCCCGCGTGACCGCAAGTTCTACCTGGGCCGTCCGTGGGCGACCGCCGGCGCTCACACGCGCGGCTACAACCAGCAGGGCCACGCGATTTGCGTCCTGGGCAACTACGACGTCGACCCGCTTCCACCGCACGCCATCGACGACCTTGCCGAGTTCGCCGACTGGCACGGCGGCACCTGGGGGCCGTCCGCGTACACGGCGCACCGTGAGGTCGGCGAGACCGCCTGCCCCGGACGCAACCTGTACTCGGTCATGCCCACGATTAACGGCCTCGCCGCCGGCCTGTCCGCACCTGTGCCGGGCGAGCCGGACGACGAGCCTGACAACCTCGACGCCCTGTCGCACCGTGAGTGGACCGACCTGCTCGCCAAGGGGATGCGGCGATGACCGAGCTCGAGATGGTCCTCGCCTACGTCGCACCGCTCGCGACCATCGGCGCAGCCGCCTGGCGGATGTCCGCACGGCTCACCAAGATGGACGAGAAGCTCGCGCAGCTCGAGCGTGAGAACCGCAACCTGCACGCCGAGATCAGCGCCCTGCGGACCCTCCTGTCGGTCATCGTTGACTCCCGCCGTCTGGGGGGTAATACTCCCAGCGTCTGAGACCTGGGGAGGCCTCGTGGATGAGTTTGAGCAGGTGCAGTCAGAGCAAAAGCACGGCTACCCCGGATGGTGGGACCGGATAATCCCGCTGCTTGACGACGACAGTCGCGACGCGCTTGAGCGGGCGCTGCACAACCGCGAGATCAGTCATCAGACGATCAGCACGGTGCTGAAGCGGTGGGGCCACGACGTCTCGTACCAGCAGGTCGGACACTTCCGGCGCCGCTATGTCGAATGAGTTCCTCGACACCCAGCGCGACATCGAAGAAGCACGCCGTCCTGTGCGCGCCCACCCAAAGGGCTGGGAGCCCGGCATCGACACCGCCGCCGGCACGATCACCACGGTCACGGACGTGTCGACCCCGCCGCAGGACTGGTCACACATTCTGTGGAACCTCGGGCTCGACCCGAAGGCGTGGGAGGTCGACGAGTCTCAGCCGGTACAGGTCCGCTCGTGGGACAACCACGAGAAGCGCCTGTTCTACTACAGGGCGGTCGTCCGGCCATCATCCGGCCACGAGAAGCCCGACGTCGAAGCGCTCATCAAGGAGATCAAGCGGCGCCGGCCTAAGACACCGACGGACGTGCTCGAGGAGCGCGCCCTCGTCGTGTGCCTAGCCGACTGGCAGGCCGGCAAGCCCGACCACGGCGGTTACGAGGCCCTGATCGAACGGCTGCTTGACGTGAAGGTGAAGGTGCCGGCACGGCTGCGCGAACTAGCTCGGGCAGGCCGGCCCGTGTCGCACCTGTACGTCGTCGGCATGGGCGACATGGTCGAGGCGTGCGACGGCCATTACGCCCAGCAGACGTTCGGCGTCGAGCTCGACCGCCGCCAGCAAATCAAGCTCGTCCGACGGATGCTCGTGACCATGCTCGCCGACTGGGCCCGACACCCCGCCAAGGTTGTCGTCGCGGCCGTACCGGGCAACCACGGCGAGAACCGGCGCAACGGCAAGTCCTACACGACGTTCGACGACAACGCCGACCTTGAAATGTTCGAGCAGGCCGCCGAGATA